AACCGTGAAGAGCAAAGGGCGGCAGGCACAGGCGGTCACGTTGAGGCGATTGGCCCCGATGGCGGTTGGTTGCTCCAGAGCGAAACCAGCATTGACCTTATGAGTAAAGGATTCGCTAACTCCGAAATACTCAAACGCTGCGCTAAACGTACACTGACCAATGCAAATAAGATCGAAATTATCACTGTTAAAGAAAACAGCCGGGTAGATGGTTCCCGTGGTGGTGGAGTTCGCGTTTACACAACCGCCGAACTGGATGCAATGCAGCAGAGCAAGACACAGTTCGAGAAAATCACCATTGAGCCGCATAAACTGACCGGGCTTTATTATGCCAGCGATGAAATACTGGCCGATGCAGGTTTCTTGCAGCAGGAAATGAGCGGTCTGTTCCAAGAAGAGTTTTCTTTTAAGACTCAGGATTTGGCTATTCGCGGAACTGGCGTTGGTCAGGCACAGGGAATTAAAGAGGCTGATTGCCTTGTAACCGTTGCCAAAGAAACCGCACAAAAAGCCGACACGATCCTTAGTGAAAATTTGGTGAAAATGAAAGCGCGTGTATTCCAGCGCAACCGGGCTAACCTGATTTGGATTATCAATCAGGATGTGGAACCGCAACTTTATTTCCTTACCATCGCAGTTGGTACAGGTGGAACTACTTTCCCGGCTTACATTCCTCCCGGTGCAGCAGGAAATGGGAACCTTTACGGAACCTTACTTGGTATCCCCGTAATCCCCATCGAGCAGTGCGATACGTTGGGCGACAAGGGCGACATTATGCTGTGTGATTTCTCTCAGTATTATGTTGCTGACAAGGGTTCGATGAACTCTGCCTCATCTATTCATTTGAAGTTCGATTACAACCAGACGACCTTCCGTTTCATCTACCGGATTGACGGACGCGCAAGATGGACTTCCGCAGTTACCCCGTACAAGGGTTCTGCTGCGATCAGCCCGTTTGTCTGCTTGGCCGAAAGAGCATAATAACCACGGGGCGGTAAAACGCCCCTTCTATAACATAGGAGGAATGAACAATGAGTAAAAATGGATTTACCGTGCCGCAGGATGGGCATTTAGTACAACTTATTACCCCGCATGACCTGAATGGTGGAGCGCATAGCTCTTTGGTCTGTCGGATGAAAGATTATAAACATGCCTCAATTATTGTCAGTATTGGTACAGCACCTCGCGCCGCCGGTCTTATCACTGTTGAATCTTGTGATGATATGACACCTACGACTCATACTGAAATTGCATTCAAATATTTTAAGTGTGAGACGGCTTTTGAAGCGGCTAATTCCGATGTTATGAGCGCAATCCAGACTGGCGCAACCACGGGTATTGTTCCCGCAGCCGGAACTCCGAATGGCGTCATGTATGTCATCGAATTGGATTCCGACCAGCTTACAGAAGGTCATATTGGGTTCAGGATTTCCATTGCTGATCCCGGTGCGGCTTCGGTTATTTCCGCAGTCGCTATTTTGAGCGGTGGAATCGCAACAGATCAGAGCGCGACGGTTATCGCCTAATTAATCAGGGCGGGGCTTAACGGCCTCGCCTTTTAATCAGGGGAACCGCTCCTGTGAGCTTCGGCACGGATAGAGGTAAATATTATGCCAGTTACTAATGTGAAGTCTGGATGGAAAAGCGGAAAGTTAGTTTTTGATATGGAACGCTCTACAAACGGAGCGATTGAATTTGGAGATATTCGTGCTTATTCGTCTGCTGGTTACGGTTTCAACTTGGGAACCAGAGTCACGATTGACGGTGTAAGCACTCGTAGAACTCGCGGTGTATTGGTTGCTTGTAACGATGGAGGTTTAGACCCAACTGACCGTATTGAAGCCTCTTGCCATATGTTCACGCAGTTGGTTGACTGGGCTACAGGATGGAGCGCAACGGCACTTGAAGGAGTGTTCTACGGGGGGTTCGATCTGATCGCAACCGAAGACAATATGAACATTTCCGGTGCCGGTGGTTGGATTTATCTTAATGACGAAGCCGGTGGTGCTGCGGCTCCCGTTGTTGGTGCGGCTTCTGGGAAAAATGTCTATGTTTGTGGATTAGAGTCTTGGGTTGCACTGCCTGCCGATGTTGACATTAAAGCGACCGGAAAAATTTGCGGTTTAAAACTGTCAAACAATTTTGCATCAGGAATGACTGCTGGAACGGGGCATACCTACAACATCTATACCGAAACAGTAGATAGTGTTGGATACGAATATTTCTGGGGAACGAACTGTATAGGAAACGGCCTTTCGGTCAACGCGGCTATTTGCGCGGTGGCAACCTCTCACGCGCTGGCCATCGACATGAACGGGACTCCCGGATACATCCCAGTGTTCACCGACAAGAGCTGGGGTTCGTAAGAACAGAAAGGAAAGTAAATGATTTTATCGGTATTTGAAAGACTTTTGCTTCTCAATATCCTTCCCAAAGAAGGTGACTTGACCACGTTAAAGATTGTGCGGACGCTCCGCGACAACCTTTCTTTTTCCGAAGAGGAACACGCCGCCCTTCAATTCAAACATGAAGGCGGGAACGTGATGTGGAAAGACGAAGCCGAAGCCAATAAGGATGTGGTGATCGGAGAAAAGGCAATGGACATTATTGTGGATGCTTTAAAGGCGCTCAATAGGGCTAAAAAGTTAACCGATCAGCATGTCGATTTGTACGAAAAGTTTGTTAAGGAAAATTAACCCTTAACGGGCGGGGTGAAATTCCCCGCCTAAATCCCGAAAAATGGAGGGATGAAAATGGCATTTAAAAGAATATCAAACAACCGATACCTGTGCAGTTCGACAGACACGAAACTGACTACAGGTGTTGAAGATGGGGCTACCTGCTATGAATACGATACCTGCTTCATGTTCCTTTTTAACGGATACGCATGGCTTCCAAAACCATTCCTGCCTTTAACCACAGTCAACTATAAGCAGATCAGTTTAAATCAAGCCGCGAATACCTATGACGTGATGACCGCTACGGCTCAGGCTCTTTTCATTGACGCCGTGATTGTCCACGTTCCTGACGACCTTCATTCAGTGGCTACCTTTACTGGAATCACCTTACAGACCGATGACGGAACGCCGATTGAGATTCTATCTGCGGCAGCAGGAGCAAAAGCATTGCTGACCGGCAATTTCTACAGCGTTTACCGTGGTCCGTCTGTTACGGCGGCTACAAAAAAGATTCAGTTGACGATTTCCGGTGCGACTGCCGGTGCTGGCAAGGTTGCGGATATTACAGTTTTATGGCGGCCCCTTGTGGCTGGTGGGTATTTCTTGAACGCATAGGGGGGCGGCTATGGCAAATGGCTTTCTTGTTCTTGATGAAAACGACTGGGAAAAAGCTACTCCCGACCAACGTGATTGGATGGTTTTTAAAACACTGAAAAGTCTTGATGAACGCATGTCAAAACTTGAGAAACGCCCGTTGGCTGATAAGTGTTTTTCCTTTTTAGGCGGCGTAATTGGCGGCTTTGCGGCCATACTTGGGATGAAGATAGGAAGTTAAATGAAGATTCTCAAATTCATCTTCGGAATTATCCTTGCAACAATCCTACTGATTATCTCCCTAGTAGTCGGTGTGATTGCCGGAATAGTAATAGGCTTTCGGGCTTGGAATGTCGGATTGGATAACTTCAATGAGCTTATGAAGTTAAGGAAGGCGACTCATGTATGACCCTTTCGGATTCTATGAGGCATGGGTTCAATGGTGGATTGAAATGGTGTTTGAGACACGGGCTTTAAGGAATTTCGTTAATATCCAAAAGGACAGGATAGATAATATCGACAAGCGTTTGAGAGAACAGGGGATATGAGTTGCTTGGAAAATAAAACTCGTTATGATTTTTACTGGAACTATATCGAGCGACCAAAAAGAATAATTGAAAGTTATGTAAATAAGATTTTCGGTTGGGATAATCCAATTCTTATACAACGAGATGTAAATAAACACAGAAATGAATTGGTCTTAGATTCGCCGTTTAAGGTTGTAAAACTTCTCGGCTGGACTGACCAATATGAGGATGATTACTACTGGGTTGTTTTATCACATAGAGAGGGCATTCAATTATATTCCTGTGTCGGAGGATTTGTTTGGTTGAAAAATAAATTATCAGGGTTCGATTATTACTGTGCAGTAGAGGTGTGGAATTTAAATAATCCGACAGATAAAGAAATATCAGACATGATTAATGAAAAACATAATGGGATTATTTTAAAATAATCCTCTTTAGGCGGTGAACGCATGACTGATGAGCAATGGGAACTTTTAGCCAACCTCTTTGACGGGATTGAGCGATGATAATAAATATTTACGAACAGCCTTCGGTTGAGCCGGTACCTTACGGAGTGCTTGAGCCAATGGCTTACGAAGGTCGGGAACATCTAGGGGAGCAGCGAGGGGGAATATATCGAATTATCTGTAAGCCGACAGGAAAGGTTTACGTTGGAAGCACCTCCCATATTAGGAAGAGGAAGTGGGAGCATCGAAGAGGATTACTAAAACAGTGTCATCATAACCAACATTTGCAACATGCTTGGAATAAGTACGGTAAAGATGGTTTTGCGTTTTCGGTTTTAGAATATTGCCCAAACGATAGCCTTGTGGAACGAGAACAGTTTTATATTAATTTATTTAACTCAGACGACAATAGGTTTGGTTTTAATATATACCCTCCCACGGGAACCCCTCTTGGATATAAACATACAGAGGAAACACGCGCAAAAATGTCGGCTTCAAAAGCAGGAAATACAAATACACTAGGGCATCACCTTACCGAAGAACATAAAGCTAAAATTTCAAAGATGTCTAAAGGGAACACCTATTGTCTAGGATATAAACACACAGAAGAAGCTAAAAAAAATATGGCCGCTGGACAGCTTGGTCGTAAACATCCGCCAGAAATAATACAAAAGATAAAGGATAGTAATACAGGGAAAATCAGGAGTTTAGCCACACGAAATAATATATCAAAAGTAAAAACAAAGTTTAGCGAAGAACAATGCGAAGAAATACGATCAGAAAGAGTAAGTGGTGCTACTGCGTCATCTCTAGCGGAAAAACACAAGTGCTGCATTGAAACCATATTTAGAATTTGTATGCGAAGCAGGAGGCCATATAGATGAATATTCAAATAGCAACACCTCCTGCCGTCGAACCTATAACTTTAGCAGAATTGCAAATGCAGTTAGGCATAAGCTCTGGGACAATTGCATCTGATTCTACCTTGTATGCAGCGATTGCTCCCGGCAGCCACCCCATAACAACAGGGTACACTCTTTTTTCGCAAGCGATAGAAGTGTTAGGCCATACCGCAGTCGTCTATTTACAGCCCGTTAATAACGGTACAGGCGCAACCGTGGATTGTAAGATTCAGGAATGCGACACTTCTACAGGGACATGGACGGACTTTGCAGGTGGGGCATTTACGCAAGTCACAGAAGCCAATGACACCGTAATACAAGAAATCAGTTACACAGGCACAAAGAAATACATCCGAACAGCGGCCAAGACACTTGTCCAGGCTTGCGAGTTCGGGACTTCCGTTATGGTCTGGGAGCCGAATGTCAGTGAAGATGATTATTTAACAGAACTAATTGTTGCCGCGAGAATGGATGTGGAGAATGATACCGGAAGGAAGCTCATCACGCAAACGCTTGATTACTATATACAGGATTGGCCTTCAACAGACCGAATAAAATTGCCTTACGGAAACTTGCAGAGCGTTACGAGCATTACCTATACCGATTATGCGGGAACGGTAACAACATTAACTCAGACAACAGATTACACGGTTGAACTTAATGGAGACCAGTGCGGTTTTGCGGTGCTGGCATACGGAAAGTCGTGGCCTTCTGTGAGTTTGCACCCTAGTAATCCCATAGCCATTCGTTTTGTCTGTGGGTACGGTTCAACGGGAGCAAGCGTTCCGGTCACGGCACGGCAAGCCATAAAACGTCGGTGTATTAACTTATACATGAATCGTGGCGATGACATAATCGGTCAAACTGTTTCTAGCGATAAAACCTATGAGCGGCTTTGCAATAATATTGGTCGTCTCTATGACATGGACTTCTTGTAAATATAATACGGGCATTAAGATGAAATTTCAAAAGGGATACATTCTCTCCGAGGAACATAAGCAAAAGATGATTGCGGCCAACAGGCTTCGGAAAGGTGAAAAAAGATCTGAATCGGCAAGGCGCAGAATGAGTGAAGCCCATAAAGGGAAAAGTCTTCCTGAAGAACAGAAGCGGAAAATAGGAGAGAGTAACAAGGGACATATTGTGTCTGAAGAAACGAGACAGAAAATTAGCATAGCCAATACAGGGCACAAGGGGAAGATGGTTTCAAAAGAAGATAGGGCAAAATTAAGAATACACTGGTTAGGTGAAAATAACACGAATTGGAAGGGCGGAATAAGCCCAATTTCCAAATTAATAAGAAAATCCGCAAAATACATTGAGTGGCGTCAAAAGTGTTTTATTAGAGACTCTTTTAGTTGTCAGAAATGTGGGGCAAATCATAGCGGTGATTTAAATGTTCATCATAAAAAATCTTTCGCAGTATTACTAAGAGACGCCATAAAGAGAATGCCGTTATTTAGCCCAAACGATGCAGCAATGCTCTATGCGCCATTATGGGACATAAATAACGGAGAAACGCTATGTGAAAAATGCCACAGGGCTACGAAGCATGAATATCAGCACGAACCTTTATTGGCAGTAGCATGAGTGCGTTAGATAGTGACTGTGATTTTCTTTAGTTCCCGCTCTGCTTTGGCATCGGGCTTTAAGTCCGCTTCGGCGGCCTCCGCACAAGGCCTAAGAAACCAGTGCGGTGACTGATTAAAAGAGCCGGGAACGCCTCTGGCTGGCTGAAAGTTACATCTGGTGGCAGCGTAAATGCCAAGCGCACCAATCCCGGCCACTGAATAGGAAGGAAACAATATGGAACTTTGGCTTTGTGGGCAATATAGGTCAGGAGAAACGCCAAATGTTGTTTGGGATTTTGCTGGAATATTTTCGAGTAAGGAATTGGCATTGAGTGCTTGCCGTGACCGGAATTACTTTGTTGCTCCGGTTGTTCTTGATGAAACATTACCAGATGAAACGGTTGTAATGCCCAACGTGGAGTATCCATTAGCATGAGGTTAGGTATTATTTATAAGAAGGAATAAAAAGAGGCCCATGTTCCGAAGAGACAAAGCGCAAAATAGGTGAGGCCAACTCAAAGAAACATCCATCAGAAGAAACAAAAATTAAATTACGGTTGGCTAATCTTGGTAAAAAAGCATCTGAGGAAACAAAACAAAAAATGAGTAAAGCTAATAAGGGGAGGGTTTATTCCTTCGAGCAAAGAGAAAAGATGAAAGCTGTGTGGGTAGTTAGGAAACAAAAAAACATTGAAGCACAGGAGTTGCAACGTGCGTTTGGGTGACCTCTCAAAAACATTAATTTTCCAAGCTCCCTCCGGCAGTCCTACGGTGTGGACGACCATATTCACCTGCAAGGGTGCGTATTGGAATTTAAACGGAAGTGAGCAAATTGCCGCCCTTTCCTCCGGCAGCACAATCACAGGCAAGGTTCGCATCCGTTACCGGCCTGTGAATATTAAGACAACGTGGCGTGTGTTATGTGACGGGAAAACTCTTGGGATTGCCAGTCCCGCTATCAATTTGGGTGGGGAAAATCGCTGGCTAGAACTAAAAGTAAAAGAGGTCGCATGAGTCAGATTATACCTCAATTTCAACCGATAAATTCTTCTCTTTGCGGTCAAACGTGCGTCGCAATGATTGGCGGAATTTCACTTGGTGATGCAATTCAAAAAGTAGGCAAACGTAGCGGAACCTGCGGGACTGATTTGCATAAAGCATTATATAAAATGGGCATATCCTCATCGGAACAAATGGTGCGGTTAGGAGGAAATAAAAAAGTTTCCCGTAAACGATTTGACTTCGCTGCGCTGCCTAAAAGGTGCATTGCAAAGGTTAGATCGGCGGGAATCAAGAAGTCTCATTGGGTTCTTGTCTGGGATGGTGAAATTTATGATCCATACCCCGGATACGTACCTTGGAAATACGTTTCTGGTTATATTGAAGTCAAGAAAGAGGCGTAAGCCGGAAAGGAAGTTATGGTAGGCGCAAACGTATTATTAACAATCAACAACTTGCAACGGGCAGATTTTGACATTGGACTTTTTGTTATACTGATTACATTCTTTGCTCTCGTTTTGGTTGGCGTTGGAATATGGAGATGTTTTATTAAGTGAATAACCTAATCTCCGCACTACAATCCAAGTTCAGTGGTTCGACGCTCAGTGAGTCCGTTGGCGGTCGTGTATATTACGCCTTTGCTGACACCAATGAATACCCGCGTGTGGTCTGGCATATTATTACATCTAGCCCGGATGATACGTTTACAGAAACCCTTAACGACACGCTGGTTCAATTTGATCTGTACGCGGCGAAGTCGGCAGACGCAACACAGAT